TCAACATGGAATACCCCAACATCCAGATGACTATCTATCCAAAACCTACACGGGATTTGGAGTGGCATTTTGTTTCAGTTGAGGAATTGCTTAACCCAGCTACCTTGGTAACCAATTTACTATTCCCGCCGGGTTACTTGCGTGCGTTCACGTACAACCTTGCTATGGAAATTGCACCTGAGTTTGGCGTTGAGCCTAGCCCTCAAGTGCAACGCATTGCAATGACCAGCAAGCGCAACTTAAAACGCATCAACAATCCTGACGATGTTATGGCTATGCCATACGCGATTGTGGCGACTCGTCAACGCTTTAATGTCTATGCGGGTAACTACTAATGATTATTGCGCTTGACTACGACAAAACATACACCGCTGATACGGCGTTGTGGGATGACTTTATTCAGTCTGCCCAAGATCGAGGTCATAGCGTAACTATTGTTAGTATGCGGTATCCCGATGAAAAAATTGAATTTGTTCCAGTAGATGTTGTCTATACCGGCCGAAAAGCTAAAGCTACAATTTTTAAAGCAGATATTTGGATTGACGATTCTCCCGCATGGATTTTTGAGGATTCGCAATAATGCAAACACCGATTCTGGGCGCGTCTTATGTTGCACGCAGTATCAACGCTGCGGACAATCGGCTCGTCAATCTTTTTCCCGAGGTCACACCTGACAATGGACAGACCGCTGGGTTCTTTAATCGAGCGCCAGGGCTAAAGTTTCAGCAGACTGTAGGTACAGGCCCTATCAGGGGTCTGTGGGCGCACCAGACCAACGGTAGCGACTTCTATGTGGTATCCGGCACTGAAGTCTACAAACTGACGGGTTTGACCGCTACGCCGACCAAAATCGGTGATGTGTCAGGCACTGGCCCGGTATCCATTGCCGACAACGGCGCGGTCATCTTCTTTGCTTGTAACGGCCCAAGTTATACGTACTACGAGCCAACGGGCGAGTTTAATCAGATCACCGATGCCAACTTCCCCGGTGCTGTGACGGTAGCGTACCTTGACAACTTGTTTGTCTTTAACGAGCCAGACAGCCAACGTATTTGGAGCGTGGACACCGTAAACCCGGCCAACGGCGATTACATCTATCCTTTGGTGTTTAACGCCTTGGATTTTGCGTCTGCTGATGGTTCGCCAGATGGTGTGGTAGCTATCAACGCTGACCACCGTCAGCTTTGGGTGTTTGGTACAGATTCGGTTGAAGTCTGGTACAACGCTGGCCTAGCCAACTTCCCTTTGTCACCAGTCCAAGGCGCGTTTAACGAGATTGGCTGCGTGGCCGCGTTTTCGGTTGCCAAACTAGACAACAGATTGTTTTGGTTAGGAACTGATGCCCGTGGACAAGGCATCGTCTACCGCGCTAACGGATACACTGCGGAGCGGGTGTCAACGCACGCTATTGAGTACGCCATCGCGCAATACGGCAACATCTCGGATGCTCTAGCCTATACCTATCAGCAAGAAGGCCATTCGTTTTACGTGTTGACATTTCCAACGGCTAACGCTACTTGGGTTTACGATGTGGCTACCCAAGCCTGGCACGAACGTGCTGGCTGGGACACTACGCTAGGTCAATTTACCCGCCATCGCAGCAACTGTCAGTGCAATTTTGTTGGCAATACGGTAGTCGGTGACTATGCAAACGGCAACATTTACACCTTTGACTTGGGCGTGTACGCTGACAACAGCAGCATCCAAAAATGGTTGCGGTCATGGAGGGCGCTGCCTACTGGCACAAACAACCTTAAACGCTCAAGCCAGCACAGCCTACAGCTTAACTGTGAGTCAGGGACTGGTCTAAACACTGGGCAAGGCAGCGACCCCCAGATTATGCTGCGCTGGTCTGACGATGGTGGTCACACATGGTCTAACGAGCATTTGTCGAGCATGGGCAAGATTGGTGAGTATTACCGCCGCGTCTTTTGGCGCAAACTGGGTATGACGGTCAAGTTGCGTGACCGTGTTTATGAGGTATCCCAAACAGATCCGGTCAAAGCGGTCATCATGGGTGCGGAGCTAATCATTAGCCCCACAAATTCATAATGGCTACAGCGTCCACTGTTACTCAGATCACGGCCCCCCGTGTTCCTTTGATCGACCCTAAAACAGGATTTATCACAAGGGAATGGTACTTATTCTTCTACAACCTTTATGTAGTTACTGGTTATGGCACAGGCGTTACGCCTGTCACTGGCGGCGGTACGGGGTTGTCAACCATCCCCAGTAACGGCCAATTGCTGATTGGCAATGGAAGCGGGTACACATTAAATACTTTAACCGCCAGCACAGGCATTAACATTGCCAATGGCGCGGGGGCAATTTCCATTGCCAACGCTGGCGTTTTAACCTTTTCTGCGGGTGGGACGGGGCTGACCCCCTCAATAGGTACAACTGGCAACGTAGCGTTGGCTGGCACGCTGATCGCCGCTAATGGCGGTACTGGGTATTCTTCTTACACTATTGGTGATACGGTGTACGCAAACACCACCACCACTTTGGCAAAGCTGCCTGTAGGAACAACAGGCCAGGTGCTGACTGTTGCGGCTGGCGTGCCTAGTTGGTCAAGTCTTGGAACAATTGCGTCTCAGAATGCTAATGCTGTAGCCATTACTGGTGGCACGATTGATGGAACTACGGTAGGAGCAACAACAGCAAGCACTGGTGCCTTCACGACCCTCAGTGCATCATCTACCGTCAGTGGAACGGGTTTTGATACTTACCTTGCAAGTCCACCAGCTATCGGTGCAACCACAACAAATACGGGTGCATTTACCACACTTACCGCAAGTTCTACGGTTAGTTTTACAGCTACCACCCAAACTATTGGGTTAGGCGCATCTCAAACCACAGGCACTTGGACGGCTGGAGGTACGGCTGGAACGGGCATAATGACGTTTGGTCGGTCAACAGCCGCACAGACCGTTAACGTAGCCACGGGCGCAACAGCCACCGCCACAACCAAAACCCTTAACATTGGCACTGCTGGCCTGTCTGGTTCTACGACCAGCATTGCTATTGGCTCTGCGGTATCTGGTTCGCTTGGCACAACAACCATCCAAGCGCCCACGGTCAACATTGGTCAAACGGCTACTCAACTGTCCGTGACCAACACAGCCTCCGCTGTGAACTACATCCAAATAACGGGTGCGGGTACAGCAGCAATTCCGACAATTTCAGCGCAAGGCTCGGATGCAAGCCCAAGTTTAGGATTTACAAGTAAATCTGCTGGTTCATTGGTGTTCTTTACCAACAGTTCGGCTCAAAGACAATTTAGAATTTCTCATACTTCGTCTGCTGTTAATTATATTGATGCTACTGGCGCTGCTGCTGGCGCTGCGCCTGTTATTAGTGTTGTAGGCACAGATGCAGACATTGACCTGACCTTAACCCCAAAAGGTGTAGGTAATGTACGCTTCGGTACGTACACTGGCACTATATTGACCCCGGCTGGCTACATCACTATCAAAGATTCTGGCGGCACGGCTCGCCGCTTACTCGTAGGATAAACATGGCATTCATCAAATCAATTGACACAGACTACGGCATCCCGGCTGAATACTGGAACATCGGCGCTGTCCAAGAAGACTTTAAAGGCAAAGGCACTGAAGTGACCTTTTACGGCTACGCATCCAAAGAAGCCCGTGATGCTGGCAAGCAACCCTTGTCGGCAGGCAAAGTACAAATTGCTGGTGGCGACTACGTTGCAGGCGCTGACCGGGCAGTTTTGTATGCCCTTATCAAGCAAAAGCCAGAGTTTGAAGGCGCAAAGGACGCATGATTCATCATCACTTCAGCTCTGGCGTGTACACCAAAGAAACGCGGATACCTGCGGGGCATATCCTTGTGCAACACAAGCATAAGTTTGACCACCTATCCATTCTTGCCAGTGGTTCAATTGAGCTAATGGTTGATGATGTCAAGTCAATTGTCCATGCCCCTGCTTGCTTAACCATCAAAGCAAATAAACATCATGGCGTAAAATCGTTGACAGACATTGTGTGGTACTGTATTCACGCCACCGATTGCACCGATACTGACGAAATTGATGAAGTATTAATAGTGGCTGGCGATGACACGCAAGCCCGTGAATTGGCTCAGTGCCTTCAGGAG